TCATGCCCAGACACGAACCGGCGTCGATGGCGCATCAATCTCAAACGGCTGCAATTCAGCCGGAAGTGCTTCGCCCCGGTAGTTGACGTGCCAGCCGGGGACGGGAGCCAGCTCAGGGTAGACGATGCCGTCTTCGCTGGTTAGCATTTCCCCCGTGGCTTCGCGGATCACGCCGATCACGTCCAGTGCATGGCCTTGTGGAACAATCGTTCCAAACTCAGTTGCGAAACCGGCTGCACCAAGTGCCGCGTCGAATGCTTCTTTGGATTCGGCTTTCAAGTAGTAGTCGTTCATGCTGTCCTGTCCTCAAGTTCACCTGCAGGCATTGTGTAGGGGTAATACCGGAGGCTTCTTATGTGCCCGTTCGCGTAGCTGGCGAAACCGCCACCGATGCTTAACACATCCTGCGCTTTATTCGTTGAGCCCGATTCTTGCACGTTCGCCGGGAGTCCGTTCACGGAATATGCAAAATAGCCGTCCGAGAAAGAGAACCCGAATCTGGTGACGTTGCCTGTCAAGAGTGGGTGGTCAAAAGCGTGGGTGTACTGAGACGCGCCGTTTTTCCTTGTCGTTGCAGATGCTCCCGCGTTGGTCAGCCGAAGAAGCGCATTATACTCAGAGCTAGAGACGTCATTGATTGTGGCCGCGAATTGGATATTCCCCGGCACATAACTGCTGGCCGAATAGAAATCGACGAACAGAGTTCCCTGCCCTTGGGTGAACCACGGGGACATATCATTAACGTCGGCGAGCTCATTTGCTCTTGTCGCTGCTGCCCCGGTAGTTGGGATGTAAGAGGTGAAGGAACTTCCCGTCTCGTAGGAGGCCGCAGCGAAATAGCCTTCGCTGCTCCCAGACCCTGGATCGCCGATAGCAAAGTAAAGGATGCCAACCTCCCCCTCGGCCCCTGCCAACAAGTTGAACGATGCCCAGAGGATAAACCACCCATCTTTCAGAGGCACAGCCCCTGACTCTATCACGCTTGGTGTGTTGACCGTTACGTCACCAGCGGCGTTGACGAGGACGTTGCCGGCAGTCTCTACGATGTTTCCGCCGAGTCGGAACCCAGCCCCACCCACCACAGGCTTGACGATTAGCGAAACGACGTGCGGCCCCGTTGTCGCGGGGTTATTGAACGCTTGGCTTGAAAGGTGCAGCGCCGTGCCGCCCACGACGTGCCGGACAAAACCCTGCAAGGCCGAAACCGGAGTGGCTGAAGACGAAACTTGCTCATCCGTCGTGGGGGCGCTGTCGAAGGCTCCGAACCCGCTTTCGTCGCTTGTGGGTAAAAAATTCGTCCGCGCCTCTTCAATCGGAATTCCCAGCGGCTCCCCTGTTACCGGGTCGTGATCAAAGCGCGGCTCATCGATCGCGGCTGTTTGTAGCACACCGTTCGCGTCCCAGTACGTCGCTGCGCTGTTGCGGGTGAACGTGATGAGGTCTTCAAACTTCACAGTTTTGTTGAGCATTACGCGCCCCCCAGTGCATAGGATTGATTGATAAAGTCGAGGCGCAAGGTGCCCAAGTCGCCGTGCAGGGACTGGATCAGGGCCAGAACACGCTCTTCATAACCCGCAAGAGCATCCACCGCTTCCTGCAGGGTCGTGCTGTTTGGGTATTCGCCCTGCTCTACGCCCGTGCCGGTTTGATTCTGGTACAGCTTCAGGGTGCCGCTATCGGACACCCAGAAGTATTCGGTGTCACTGGTGGCAGACTCGCCGGCGGCAATGCTCGGATAGATCGTTGCGCCGGTTCCGGCAACGCCGCCAAGCTGGCCCAGCAGCCCCTGGAGCTTGCGCATGGCCCGGGTAAATATGGCCGCCGTCTCAATATCACCCTGGGCCATTTCCGGGATGCCGTCGCTGGTGAAGTCTCGCTGTACCGCATAGGCACCTGATTTCCCGGTCCCACCGTAAGGTGCTGTCAGGGTGATCTGGGTGTCGCTATCCACGCTTGCCACGTCATAGACCAGGCTGACGCCGGCCATCACGAAACTGTCACCCACCTGGACGTTTGCAAGCCATTGCGTCCCAGATCCAGACACAACTGCGCTGCCGTTCACCACCGTGGCGGTGCCCGTTTTATATTGAGCCATTGGTTGCTCCGGTTATTCCTGCATGAAGTAGAAATCGCTGAGGTGGGCTTCGGCTTCCATTGTTTTGTTGCCCGTTGTCTCCATCGAGACTTTTAAGGCGTCACCCGGATTGAAGTCATTAATTGTGTAGGTGCCGGTCAATGCAAAGGTTTCATTGCCTTCAGGTGTACTTACCGTTACTTCGTCATTTTCCAGATCAACAAAGCATTCAACCCCGTAGAACTGCCCAAGAGGTGCAACGATCACAGTCGTCCTCGGCACCACTACGGTCACTGTCGATATGGTTCGGGTTTCTGTAGTAATTCCCTGCCTTAGCCTTATTCTATGTGTTTCTGTCCATTCCCTATCATCACCAGAGCCTGAATAAACCCAGTCGCTTTCTATTTCATATTGGGCCTGACAGAAGTTGGCGCCACTGTCCCTGCATGAGAAAAGCTTCATGTTCATGACGGTATTAACGCTATCGCCACTTCCGTAGATGCCATTTGCAGCAGCACGGAAAGAGAAGCCCACCTTCATCCTGAAGTTTGAGCTAGCCTCCGCCTGATCAATAATGTAGCGAGGCGCGTAATGATAAAAATCGACCTTATCGCCATTTCCTGACGTCTCAAGCCAAAGGGAATACCTGCCTCTATTTAAAGCTGCACTACCCCCGCCAACCACGCTGAAATTGTCATCAGGCACAAATGCTGTGAGGAAGTTATCGTGAACATAGAGCTTCCTGCCGTTGTAGGAATCCACGCCTATTAGTGTGGTTTCCCGGCCAGCAGTAAAATCAGTCCCGTCAAATTTCAGGTACTTCTGATCGCCGTCACCAAAGTAGAAAGTGCCATCGTTTTCGATGAACGCCCGCCAGTTGGTGCCATCGTAATAGCCCAGATGGGTGGCTGTGAGGTTCAGGCCCGCAGTCGGTGTATCTCCAAGGCGGGAAGGTATGTTTTGCAGGTTGCTGGACCAGTCAGCGCCGGCAGTAGCGCCAGACTCGACCCCGCCCAGCTTTGTCCCTTCCCCGCTGTTGATGTCGCCTAGAGAGCCTGGCTTGTCACTCAAGTTGGCATAACCGCTGCCGCCGGTGATCGTCACCGCTCCGGAAAAGGCCGCGCTACCATCGCTGTACACAGCAAACAGGGTCACACCATCGTACTGATAGGTGATCATGCCGGTCTTGCTGTCGGCGGACTTGGGGCCAATAGTGGCTACGGCATCGCCCACAACGCTTTCCACCTGCCCCGCCACACTGATTTTTTCAGTAGCTGCCAGGGTGCCGGTGACAATCTTCGAGGCCGTGAGCTTGACGATCTTGGTGCCTTCGATGGCGTTATCTTCCAGATTCGCATCGATAAAGGCTTTGTCAGCGTCGGTAACCGTGGCCCAGGGGCTCAGACCATCCACCTCGGCAGCGGCAAGGCTGGGAGTGGTGACACTGAATTCCTGACTCACACTTCCCTGACCGAACGCGTCATAGGTCGCGAAGCGCAGGAAGTATTCCGTGTTATCTGCCAGGCCAGCAATAATCACTGGCCCGCCATAGGCTTGCGCCACCTGATTGGTCGGGCCCGGCGTGAATCCTTCGCTCTGGCTCAGCCAAACACGGGTTTCCTTGTAATCCAGATCCTCCGGCGGGTCATAGTCGATCTGCAGGGACCGGAAACTGGCGGACACAGTGATAGCGTCGGGCAATTCTGGCGCCACGTTCTCCACGGGCAATTTTGCGGCCTGTGCGCTTAGTTGGTTCTGGCGGCCCCGGCAGTACACCCTGACCTCAAAAGCCCGCCACGCGCCAGCCTGACCCTGCTCTCGCGCATAGTCTTCGGCATTCTTCTCGTAGGTGTAGACGAAAGCGGGATCAACCACCCACTCCGTGCGCACCAGAGAGTCATCCGCCCAGATTTCCACCTGGTAATCCTTGAAGTACAGATCCAGAGAGCCGCGAGAGGCACCCAGCTGGCCTTCGCTGCCCATTTCCAGCCACTCGGTAACGCTGGTCTTGCGCCAGACGAACTTGGCGTCACGGCCACCAAAAACAGCATCGTTGCCTTGCTCGAAAAGCTCCAGGCCGTGGACATTGGGCACCTCTACAACTTCATCCACTTCCTCGTCGCCTGGGTCGGCGTTCAGAATCTTGGTGGTGGTGATCTCTTGGATCGGTGCATCAGGCACGACATTGCCGGACAGGGATACACCACGCGCCCGGATCTCGTAGGTCTTACCATCGCTGGGAACTACAAAGCCCGCTTCCGGGGAGGCCGGACCCACCTCAAACCAGCCCTGCTGACCCTTTTCCCGGTATTCCACCAGTGCGTATTTGTAGCTGCTGACGCTGGGCGGCTGGACTGATACCTCAATGGTGGACAGGTTGGCGTTTGCGCTTCGCGGGGTGTTGGTCAGCTCTGCAACTGTTACCGAAACCGGGTTCACTGTGTCTTCCGGGATGTCCGGGGTCACAGGGATTGAACCGGTCAGCTGATGGACCACATAAGCTGATTGCCAGACGTTCAGGGCAGTGGGCTGAGGGCTTCTAAGCGGGGAAAGAATTTCGTTACTGCTGCTTGAGTAGTAACGATAAACATTCGGCACGGGCGTAATAATGAAATCCAGCCCCTCGCCACCTCGCGTACCTTGGAACCCTGGAACTTCCGCTTCGCCATAAAAGGCGTGGAAGTTTCCCTCTGTGATGTCTCCAGGGATTGAGGTTTCACCATCAATCACAAAGTACAATGCACCGGGACCACCCGGCGCCCCAGTTCCTGGGTATGCACGCGCCCAGCTGTCTGCTTGATAGAATTGTGAGTGTGTGCCGGCGTCGCCACCAGAAAGATCAATAAGACCGTTGTCACCTATAGCGAAGCCACGGCAAATAATGGCCAATCCGGCACCTGAATTACCGCCTGAAGAACCAGGCCCAAGGAAGGTGAGGTCTTGGAATGTGGGGGTTTTGGCTACAAATCCCCCCCCATGACCACTGCTGCCCCATAGATAAGCCGGCAGGCCTCGGAGACTCCCATCTGATACCTCAAGGCCGGCACGCGCCGCGCTTATAACTTGCCCGCCAACCGGCTCTAACTCAGGGAAAGAGCCCTCCAGCTCTACTGGCTGACCGCCAGATTCAAACCGATAGTATCCAGAGGAATAAACCCATTGCAGGCCATTTTGTTTGAAGATATTGGAATCTGGCTGGGGCATGGATTCGGCACGCAGATAGCCCGGCAAGCCACGGTTTTCGTTCTCCCACTTGGCATATCGGATCGAATAGGTGGGGTCTGTGGTTATCTGGTCCAGCCCTTGCCCACCAGGCTGACCATTTCCTCTGCCATCGATTTTCCCGTTGTTCTGGAAGTAACCAGCAACACGAATCTGGACGTTCTCGGTGACCGTGACAACTACGCCACCATCAATGGTCAGATCTTCAGGGCACCAATAGATGGCGGCGGCGTCTGAAATTGACGCATGCCCATCCAGAGTGATGTTTGATGTGATGCGCCGGCCACCGGCCTCCTCAAGGACAGCACCCGGGAAGTTGGCCGCGCTGATCTCAGTACCTTCGCTCTGGTACCAGCTCAACGGGAGCGCAGAGCCAAACTCATCAACCGGCAATTCACTGGCCCGCTGGCTGGACCCGAACAGGTCCACGGTGACCTTGCCCGTCTGCCAGTCCACCTTGACCTGCTGGACCTCGAAATTCCGATTCAGCGTCACATCCACCTGGTCGGTGCTGTAGTCCTTAACCCCGGCCAGGTTCACCCGGACAATATCGCCCACTTCCAGGTCGTTGTTCTCAGGGGAAAGCTCAAGGGAAGTGCGCAAAGGCGGGCCAGCGTAGCGATCGCGCAGGCTGTCGAGGATGTTCTTGATGGTGGTATAGGTGTGCCGCTCCGCTGTAAGACCCCGAAACTCGATTTCCAGCGTTTCGGACTGGCCATTTCGCTCGATGGAGCCGGAGTCCAGCAGCCGGTTTACCCGGGTGAAATCCTCCTTTCGCTGATTCCAGTTCCAAAAGACGAGGATGTCATTGATCATCCCGCCCATGTCGTGCTCAAGAGTTGCTGCTTTAAGCACATTCCCTTCGTTAAGAACCCGGGAGTATCCACTTTGAGAAGGGATAAGGGTCATGCGACGAAGGCCAATTTGACCGTCGGAGTAGATCGGCGGATAGCAACCCATCAGCCGGAAGACCTGCTCTTCTACGAATTTCTTACCGCTCTCCTTCTCCAACCCGGAAAGCTGAACAGAGAGACCCGCATCAAAATCATCAAGATCCCAAAGGTCGGCGCCGATATTCACGTATTCAGATGTTCGAATGAATTCAGGCCCAACCCCCATGTGCCAATGATCTGGCAGGTATTCTCCCGGGTAGCCGTAAATTGAGCCTGTCAGCAGGGCATAGGCCAGCATCGGTGCCGGCATGTCCAGATAAACGTATTCCGTGACTTTCGGCGCATTGTCGCGCTTCTCATCCGGGTCTACCTCAATGGCCAATGGCGTGGTGCCCAGAACGCCCCTGGTGACCTGCTTCAGGGTGTTGGTGCTTTCGTCAATCTCCTCCGCCATGGCGATTTCAAAGGCGTCGTTTTCTCCTTCAAGGCGCACCAAGCAGATTCTTTTCCCGCTGGCCAGGGTGCGGCCAGACGGGCTAACAGGCTGTTTCACCAGCTTCAGGCCGTTCACGGAGTAAACCTCAATCTCCGTGGCGTCAGCAGCCAGCGAGGCGCTGAGCGTGGTTTCCTTCAGGACAAATATGTCATCACGCATCTGGCGCTGAATGTCAGCGCACTTGAAGGTGTATTCCTGCTCTTTGTAGGAGGCACCCTGGATCAGCTGGGTTTGCACCAGGGTGAATGATGACCAGGACAGCTCAGCAAAGCCGGCGTAATATCGAACCCGCTTGTTCCGCAGGCCTTTGTCATCGTTCAACTTCGCCTGCTGCAGCTCAGTCAGCCCTTCATCAGCAATGCGGATCGTCATGGAGCCGATCTTGCTGTTGGCCTTATCCGGATCAAGCTTCTGGCTGGTGCTGTCCACCCGGGTCAGCACCCCATCGGTCACATTGGCGCCTGCAAGACCGTCAATCGGGTGGCTGGTGAAGTAGTGGTAATCCTCTCCCCCGAAGTCGAACTCAATAACGAAACGCGGTTCCCGGACAGCTTCTGTGTTCAGAGAGCCAAAGGCGCTGTTATGCGTTCTCATCGAAGACCTTCACTTGCCAAGAGTAGGAGTAGAAACCAGCCGAATTGATCAGGCGCTTGCTGGGGTTACCGCGGAGCTTGTATGTCACCGGGTCAACAGGAGCGCCAGGGGCTCCCATGAGGTCCACACTGAATAGCTCGCCAGCGGCCACAGAAAGCACAAACTCACGCATTTCGGCTAGAAGCCCCACATCATCAATCGCCACCGTGGTGAAGCTGTCTCGCTCTTCAATCCGGTAAAACGTGGTGAATTCCTTACCATTCAGCGTGGTGAGCGTGTTTTCCTCACGGTTGAAGGTCGGCGAAACGCCCTCAATGCCGACTTCCAGCTCATAAGTCTCACCGGCAGTGTGGCCCGAAGTGACCCCTCGCTTTGCCGTGTAGATGATTACCGCCATGCTTTCTCCAGGCATAAAAAAAGGCCCCGAAGGGCCGTGTTTCATTCCAATGGGCGCAAAATTGCGCTCATTTAGTCAACTGCTCGAATTTCTCTCCGGCGCTCCCAAAGCTCTTGGAGCTTGGTCAGCCCCTTGCCGGTCACCAGTGTGGTCACTGATTGCTGGAGTCCGTGGTCTGGGTGATTCCAGCTACCCAGTTTCACATCCAGATAACCCTGCTCGATTTTGGCTTGGTATGGCTCTCTATAGCGGGTCACCCAGCCAATTTGGCGCATGAAAGCAAAAAGGCGCGTTCGCCCGGTGCCAATTGTCTTGGCGGCCTGTGCGACAGAGATAGAGTCATCCGCCTTGGTGACCTGGTCATAAAAGGCCACCTTCGGCGCAACCGACTGCAATTTGGATTCCAGCGCAATGCGGCCCTGCTCCGCCTCCATGGCCATGGCGAGAATGTCCAAGCGGCTAAGATTCGCCATATCCGGCACCTTCTGCTTCTGGTGCAGGTCAAAGAAGGCCCGGACCAGCCGCTTTTTGAATTCCCGAACTACGTCATTGTTGCGCATGTAAGTCAGGAGCAAGGTGGCGTGCTGCTCATTGAGGATGGCGAATTCGGTAGGCCGCCCGGCCCCGGATTTTGAATTCTGGATTTCAAATCCAATATTGCCGAACTCCTCCAGATCACTGGTGTTCTGACGGATAAGCTTGATGACGGACGAGTGCGGATTGCCCACACCTTCGGCAATGGCCAGAGAGGTGGTTACGGCATCGCCTGCTTCATTGGTGGCTACTAACTGGTTCATGCTGCTTCCTCCAGTGCGCGAATGTACGCATCTTCATCAATCATCAGGGCATTGCGGAGACGTGCGACAAGCTCTGCCTCCGGGATGGCGTCCAAATTGGCGCCAAGGTTTTTGGCTGACGCCTTGAGCCACCCATCCAAGCAGTTAAAGAAACCGACAAATTGGCCGCAGATAGAGTCCTGTTCGTAGCTTCTTTCGCTCCATTCGATGGAGTTGAAGCCTTCCAGCACTCCCTGTTCCGCCATCTTTGCGCACATTGAGGCAGCAATCTGCCCGAGCGGCCCCAGTGGGCCATCGTCGTCCCGGTAAGCCTTGAGCAGCATGTGGGCGGCGTTCTTGCCAGCCGCATTGCCGCCGCAGTAACCGCCAGACATTGGCATGTCCCAGCACCGCTGGCCGCCCTTGTCCTTGGTGTTCATGTAAGGCAACCGCCAGTATGGGGTTTTAGCCCGGCTGTACTTCACGCCACGCGCCGCAGCGCGGATAGATTGATCACTGGTTTGGGATTCGCTAATATAGGTCATGTCACTTCCTTCAGATTTGACGTTTGCTCCGAAGCCCTGGGTGTTGCTGCACTCGGGGCTTCTCTCTTTCAGGCCTCTGCCTGCTCTCTCTGCTTGCGCCATTTTAGGCCCTCCTCTACCAATGTAATAAACTCAGCGGTCGCGCTGCGGCGGTTCTTTTTGGACGTCTCTCTTACCGTGTCCAGCAGATCCGTTGGGATGCGCAAGTTGAACTGGGTGTCTTTTTTCATCATCTTCCCTGCCGTGTGCATTTAATGTTCATTCAATGTACATTTATGGCACATTCATATCAAGTGCTTTTTGTGTCAGAGTTGCACATTAAATGTATACCTACGGTGCAACAGATGGCTCAGGAAGACACTCAGTTCAATTTACGGCTACCAATGGACCTCAAGCACAAGCTTGCCCAGGCCGCTCACGCGAACCGGCGCTCAGTAACCGGGGAGATAATTGCCAGGCTGGATGAGAGCCTTGCAGCTGATGCCAGCCCTGAAACCCAAGACCCCAAGGCCGAGTCCGTAGAGCGTGCCTTGCGTCAAATTCTGGCCGACATTGAATCCGGGAATATGGTGCTGCGCACCAAACGCCGGACATAAAAAAACCCGCCGAAGCGGGTTCTGGTGTTTGGTGCGGCTTTATCAGTCGCAAGCCATTCGTATTACCTTCAAATTGAAGGAATCTCTGGTGCTCTCGACGACAGCCTTGCCGCCAGCAAGCTGCATAAACCTTCGATAGCCCACATAGCCGCCATACGAGTTCTTTGCATTAACCTCGCCACAAACAGCATGATTTCCGCTGTCATCTTTCATTCCTGCAACCTCATACAGGTTGCGGAATTTGGCGCTATCCGGGTCTTTAAGGCCATTCTTGGCAGCCTCCATGGCTTCAGCTGCTCTCTTTTCAGTTATTGGAAGCCTCTCTGCTGGCTTATTGGCCGGCTTCGGCTCTTCTACCTTCTGAATAACTGGTGGCTCAGTATTTTCCGCGGTAGTAGCACACCCGTAGGCGGCCAACAGAAAAATAGGCACCATAGCCGCCTTGCAGATCTTTGCAGTCATATTGGTTTCCTTCCCCTTGTGGACCTCAAATCCTATTTCACCAAGACTTGCCCGTCCACTTGGCCGCTTCCCCTGGTCATTTACCGGAAAGCTCCCGACCTTGGCGGCTGGTCTTGTTGATCAGCACATAATCAAGATCGTTTATCTGTTCGCCCAGCTTGCCAACCAAGGCTTGAGTGAGACTATCCTCATCCAGGCCGTTCACGTCGCCCTGGAAGTAGATGTTTACCCCGCTTCCTCCGCCGCCGCCTGACCCGTCAAGCTGAACAGGTGCAGGCGCAGCCGGTACCGTCTGAACGCCCCCAGTGATTCCGGGGCCCCCGCCTACAGATCCACCTCCGCCCCCGAAAGTCGTAGATTTGATGGCGCTAACGCGGGCAAAGCCGGTTAGCAGCAGCGCCGCGGATGCGGGGATAGCCGCCCAGTAAGGAAGGTCTTTAAAGGCTCGAACAGAACCAGCAATCGTGTCTACTGTAGCCTGTGCAATAGCCGCGGCCTTGCCGATCTCGAACATCTTGCGATTTTCGCTAGACATAAGGCCTGAGAGCATCCCAAGGTAACCGCTCGTAATTGATACTCGGCTATCCCACTCAGCCCTCTTCATAGCAGTCAGACTTTTCTCGTGGTTCTCCTCTTCGTCCATGATGGCAGCATCCCACTTGGCCTTATTCTCATAGTCAGCAGCGCGGGCGGCCTCAAGAATTTCTAGTCGGTTTTGATGATGAAGATTAAGCAGCTCTTCCTCTGTAGCGTATTGCTCAAGTAGCTGCTCTCCACCATCAATTTTCTTTTGCCTCTCTGCCTCCATCTCGGCAACAATCTCAGCGGCGGCCCTGCGTGACTCCAGATTCCGCTCTATCGCCTCCCTTTCGGCGTCGTAGGCGTCAATGGTCGCGTATGCCTGTTCGGCAGCGCGCAGCTGACTCTGTGTGGCCCCATCAATCTTCAGCTTGTAGAGATCCGCCTGCGTGGCGGTCATGCCCAGGGTTTCCGCTTCCAGGCGCAGTGCTTCGATACGCTTCTGGATGGTCTTGGCAGCTTCGTTTCCGCCACCGCTATTCCCAGCCGGCTTATCTTCGCTGGGCCGACTGGATGGGCCACCTTCAGCGATTTCGAACAAGCGAGAGAATGTAGACCGGTAGTCCTCTGCTTTCTGCTGAACGGTATCCAGCTCCGCACGCAGTTCGATCAGGCGCCTTTTCCAGTTGTCTGCGCTTCGGTCTTCCGGGTTCCGATCAAGCAGCAGCTGGTAGCTCTGGATGCTGTTGTAAAGCCGGATCGCCTCGTCTTGCAGGTCCTCAAACGGCTGCTCCAGATCCATCAGCTTCTTCTTGGCCTGCGCTGATGTCAGTCGCTCGAAGGAGCCAGCCAGCTTGTCGATCTCGGAATCCAGATCAACGGCTTTTTCCTCGGCTTCTCCTGCACTGGTGGCAAAGTAGCCCAGGGCAAGCACAGCCGTTGTCACCACCCCTACCGGGCCACCCAGCAGCCCCATGGCGCCCGATGCTGCCCGGGCAGCAACACTGGCCCGGCTAGATGCAGCGGCAGCTGCATTTGCGGCAGCAGTATGCGCAGCCTGGGCGGATGAGGCTCTGGCCGTCGCCTTGGTCAGGTTGTCCATGGCGAAGGCGTGGGCATTGGTGCCTGCCGTGGCCTTGGCGTCCGCAAGGGCTCGCTGCTGGATGGTCCGGGAAGCAATCAGCTCTGCTTCAGTTCGGCGCGCGATCGCGGCCGTGGCTACGGCCTCAGCTTTCGCGTCCTCAATGGAAGCCAAAACTGAGCGGCCTTTGGCTGCCGCATAGGAAGCCACCGCCGCCGTGGCGCGCCCAGCTACCAGAACCGCCAGTCCCTCAATCACGGCAGACAGCTGCTCTGTGCTCTCTTGAGCCTCACCCAGGGTGTCACCGTACCCAGACCACAAGCGCACCAGGTCGGTAGCTGTCTGTGTGGCTGAGCGCATCAGTCCTGCTTGAGAGTCGCCAATGCCAATCAGGGCAACGTCTACAGCACTGAAGAACGAATCAATATCACCCTGCAGGGTGTCCAACTGGGCCGCCGCAGTCTCTGCAGCTTGCCCTGTCGATTGCAGCCGCGATTCCATGTCGCGCAATGCGCTGGAGCCATTGCTCAGAAGAGCAGCAAGCGCGGGGCCTGCCTCTGCGCCGAACATGGCAACCGCACGGCTAGCCGTTACACCGTTGGCTTCAAGGTCAGCAATAATATCGACAAGGGGCCGGAATTCGCCCGCAGAATTGCGGACAGAGATGCCAAGATCATCAGCCTGATCCGGCAGCTCATTGAGGATGGCTCGAAGGCCGGTACCTGCACGCTCGCCATTACCGAATGCAGTGGTCAGCAAGCCAAGGGTGGCAGTAGTGCCCTCAAGGGACTGCCCCAATGCCGCCGCTGTCGGCCCAGCATTACGCATGGCGACCTGCAAACGATCTACGTTCAGGGCACTGGCGCCAATTGATGCAGTGTAAACATCAACAACGCGGCCGGAATCAGAAGCAGCCAGCTCGAACTGATTCAGGGTGGAGGTTACCAGCTCAGTGGCTCGCCCCAGCTCTGCCTGACCAGCTTCGGCCAGGTTCAAGACGTTATCCAGCGAGGCCATCTGTTCGGTGGCGCTCTGGCCACTGGATGCAAGTGCATAGAGGGCTTCGGTGGTTTGCGCGGGGTTGAATCTGGTGGAAGCAGCAGCTCTTAGCGCGGATTCGCTCAACTGATCAAGCTCTTCTGTCGTGGCGCTCGATACAGCGCCCACGTTTTTCATGCCCTGCTCGAAGCTGGCTGTTCCCTGAAGGATGGAACGGAAAAACTGAGAAGTGGCGACCGTGGCCAGCGCGGCGCCAAGCAGCTTCAAGCCGCCGGACATCTGATCAGTGGCGCGAGTTACCTTGCCTTCGGTCTGCTCAGCCTGACGCCCTAAACTATCAAGGTGGCGCTGGCCGCTTTGAATGTCTGTGCTATCAACCGCCAGTACGAGACGCGCTGTTTCTGTCATGCCAGGCCTTCGCTCTGAGTTGGTCCAGACGGCGCAACACGTCCACCTCCCAGGGAAGAAGATGGATTTGCTTCAGTGCTGCCCAATGGTGGATCTCGGTATAGGTGCAATCGCCCAGCTGACAGAACCACCCCCAGAGGTACTCCATACCTTCCGGGGGCGACTCAATCTTCAGGCTCTTGGGTTTCTTGCCGGTTTGCTTCCAGACCTGCTCCAGTCGCTGGCGCTGGCTGGTTCCGGTCTTGGGGTCAGGTAGATCTAGGGCTATTTGCCCTTCCGCCCAGTCGTAGAGTCGCTGGACGGTTTCGTGAAAAAACGGGCATCGTTGGAGGCGTACCGGTCGATCATGTCCCGCAGCTGGGGCGCCTCACGCAGAAGCTTCTGCACGTTTTCGGGGGTGCACTCCTCTTCAAACGACCAGTCACCCACCAGTGCGGCAGTCAGGATCACGGTGCGATCCTCCGGCTTTACTTCCTCCTGGCCGGCAATAGCGGCCAGATCCGCCCGGTATGCCTCGGATTTTGCCTTCTGGAAACTGTCAGACCATTGAGACCGGATCACCAGATAGTGTTCGGTCTTCTCCCCTTCCGGGGTGCGCAAGGGCACCTTGATGCCCTCGTTCGCCTTATCCCGGGTGAAAAACGCATCCATCCCTACCATTACGCGGCACCTTTGGTGATTACGATTTGGCTCTCCTCGGTTTCATCAAAGAGGGCCATGATGTCCAGAGAAATGGTCACCTCGCCTTCGCCGCTCACGTCCGGCTGGCCGCTGTTGTACTTGATGCGCGGCAGTGTGAAAGCGTAGGCGTTGGTGCCATCACTCAGGGTGAATTCCAGGCTGGATTCAGTCTCGTTGAGGAACTTCTCGTAGAGCGCCTCGGATTCGAACCAGGCAGTGACGGAGCCGGAAAGGTTGGACCGGGCAATGCTCAGGCAGGCGGCAGTGTCAGAACCGACTGTAAACAGAGCACTCAAGCCGTTTTCCAGGGTCAGAGACAGTTCGGTGATGATGGCGATGGCCGAACCGCCCTCCTCGATGGTTCCGGAGAAACTGTCGAACGGGCTGGATGTGGTCCCCGGGTCATAAGTGGCACCGGCGATAGCGGTCTGGGCCGGAGCATCCATGGAGCGACCAATCAGCCCGAAGTTGCTGGTGATAATCGCGTTCGGCGATACCGTCAGGTTCCAGGTGTTGAATTCGCAGCCCTTGTAGCGCAGGTACTGGCCAATATCGGCAAAGTGGCGTTCGATGGTGAAGGGCCGGCGGACAACGCCAGCTTTCAGCTCATCGGTGCCTGCAGTAGGGGTATCTACCTCCCAGGTGCCGCAAAGCACCGCCTCCAGCATGGTGTCGAAGGCGCCGCCATAGGAGAGCTCACAGTTGATGTCGCCACCGACCTGCTTGTTGCCATGGCGCATGTCAGCGATCTGCCGATCAGGGCGCAGTTCCTGAGACTGGATGGTCTCCTTGGTCAGAGCCAGCGTGGTACCGGTCTGCCGGATCGGCGTAAATACGGGAGTTGCTGGTGTGGTACCGGCAACAGATTCGGCCACCAGGGCCATAGAGTGGCGAGAGCCATTTGCAGGGCAGCCCATAGGGAACCTCCAGTCGGGACATAAAAAAAGCCCGCACATTGGCGGGCCTTGGGGTTGTAGTTTTTCGGGGGTTAAGCGATTGCCCGGCTAACCCAGGCGCTGTAATAGATCGTCATTGTCGTTCGGGACCAGTTCTCTACCCGGCGCGGCTGTTCGTAGCCGCAGGACCGAATCAGTACTTTCAGCGGATCCCAGACCAGGTATTCCTGAGCAACGAAATCAAGGCTCAGGGTTTCACTCAGCGCCGGGGCATCAAAGCGCTGGCCCGCTTTGTAGCGGCGGGCAATCTGATCAGCCAAGGCAATCGCCTCCTGATCACCCGAATTGAGGGGATGGTTCAGGTCGATCTGCATGAATCCGTCATGTCGATCCATGCCCTCGTCGCCCAGGGTCGATACGCCGGGCCGGGCCGGGACAACGAACAGCTTCGCCCAGGGTTCAGTCCCCGGGTCGTGCTTCTTGTTCGGGTACGCTGTATTCAGACCGAAATCGCCATCAAGCCAGCTCAGGACCAGGGCATTACGGATGTCGAGGAATCTCATATGCGGTTCTTCCTCGCAGCGTTTTGAACGATTTTCTGGTACTCGGATACAGTCCGGCGCACCATCCCGTGCGGCGCCTGGTCGGACCAGCCTTCAAACTCAAGGCGGTGACCATACGGCAGGTTATTGGAGATGAAAGACACCCGCCCACCCTTGAGATCCCTGACCACTGACTGCATTTCCTCGATTGAGGGTTGTGCACCGAGACGGTCAATTTCACCGGTGACCGCAGAGCCGACACTGGTTTGCCAGTTACCACGGAACCTGCCCTTATCGACCGGGGACCGGATAATCACCAGGGTCATGACCTCAATTTCTACTTCTGTCGCGGTCTTGTTCAGAGCCTCAGATGCCCTTTCTACAAAGCCAGTGACTTCAGTCAGAAAGCTCATGCGTCCCTCAGCTGGATGGTCCAGGTGGCTTTCGCTGGATCCTGCCAAACATTCATCACCCGCTTGCTGGCAATGTCGTCTCCGATCTCTGGGGTGGTGCCAAGCTCGCTCTGGAGTACTGTCAGCTTTTCATCAGTTGCCAGGATGTGCTGATCATCCACCTGCTCAGTCTTGAAGCCGCCAAATACTCCACGGCTATCAAAGTTATCGGTTGTCTGGGTCTCATCCCCTGTGATCGGGTCGTAATCGGAGCCGGTAACCCGCGTCAGGGTGAAGGCCCGGACGGCATCGGCCAGGCCATCAGCATCATCAAAGGCCTCGGCAATGTCGGCTTGTAGTTCGTCACGCAGCCCCATCAGGCTCTCCGCACGGCAAACTGGTTGCCGCTGCTACCTGCCGGGATAAACGGCCCCAGCAGGTCATAAATAAGGGACAGGGCGCCGGACGTGGCCCGGCTCCCGTCTTGGTACTCCTTCTCGGATTCCACCGTGTCGGCCTTCACGCGCTTGCGCTTCAGTGCGCCCTCAGAATCGGCATAAAGCCGACCGTTGGCCGCTTCCTGTGCCAGCAACGATCCAGCCATCACAATGTCATCCTCCACCGGATCACCAGCCACGACGCCCCGCGCCGTCATCCAGGCATTGGCCTCCAGCACGGCACGGTCCTTGTCGCCTGTGCCTTCCCATCCAGCGCCCAGGGTCGCGTCAACGTCTGCGGTGGTGATATAGGCGGTCATTACTGTCCCTTCTGCCCGGCGGCTTCGTCGTGCTCTTTCTTGGTGATGGTTTCAGCACCTTCCGGCAGCACGCCGCCCTTTTCTGTGATGCCAACTTCGCCGGTGTCGGCATTCTTCCAGTAGGTCTTTTTGCCTACGGCATCGGGATTGGCCGGAGAGGTAGGCGCATTGCCGCCCTTCTGCCTGGCGGCTTTCTGCTGGCGAATGCGGTTGTCGATATGGCGAGCACTGGCCAGCATTTCTTTCAATGTCGGTTGTGACATGTCGATCTCCAGAAAACCGGGGCCGAAGCCCCGGCACGGTCTTAACCGTTGGTGGTCAGGAAGGCCAGAGGAACGTTTTTGCGATCAACCACGCGATTCCAGTTGGCCGCCGTTGCCAGTTCTGCCCAGGTCGGACTTTCGCCAGCTACGGACGCTTCCTGCCAAGCGAAACCGAACGGATGGATCAGCCAGGATTTGCGCTCCCACAGAGTTTCGACGCCACCACCGTTACCCTGGTTGGCTTCGCGCTGCAGCTCAACAGGAACCTTCGGAATCCCGTCGCCATAACCCACTGCGCCCTCACCAAACAGCACAGAGGTGTATTTGAAACCACTGGTGCCGCCGGCAACTACCGGCATGCCGTCATCCACGATCACGCGACGGCCCAAGAAGGTCGGGATAGTCAGATTGCCCTGGGAGTCCGGGATGAACTCGACATCGTTGTTATCCACCATCCGCTTGTAGACCACAGAGTGGACCGCAATGGCAGAGGTGGACTCGAACATGTCGCCCAGGGTGAAGGCGGCGCCAGTGAAGGCGGTACGGCTGAACAGGTTGGTCTCGGCAGCATTGTTGCCGTCCTCGATGGCAATGTCTTCCACCATATCGCCGCCATCGTTGGCCACGTTGTCCGCAAGAACGCCGTTCAGGGCCGGAATCAGACGGCGCTGCCACTGGCGCATCCAGTAGGTGCCAAAGCGGTTGCGCACGCGCTGGATAGGATCGGAACCAGCGATCTCGCCAGACAGGTCGGCAGAACTGTAGCCCTGGTTCAGGTAGGCCATACGGGCAACCTGCTTGCCTGCTACCACCTTCTGCGGCGCAGCCTCGTCAGCGGGGTTGTCGGTGCTGTAGTTGGGTTCCACGCTGGCGTCCAGATCCTTCCAGAACGGCACATTCAACATTTCGCCGCCAGAGTTGGCTTTCTGGTCCAGCATGGGGTTACGGACGGCCACGCCGGACTCGAAAAAGGCAGTCTTTTCCGGGCTGTTTTCAGCCTCATAGTCGGCGTAAACCTCGGGTACGATTACATCGGAAAGCAAAGTGCTTGGCATGATTGTTTACCTCAATTAGGCGGTTTTCTCGGCATCACGCAACCGGCGGTATTCCTCTGGGTTGTCGCGATACAGCTCCACTCGTTGTTTCTCGGTCATTTCCGAGAATTTTTCGGCGGCGCCCCCGCCTCGGCTGCCAGGGGAGCCCCCACCTGACGCCTGAGAGCCAGCAAGGTATGCGTCATAGCGACCGCTTTCCGTGATGGCCTTTTCCAACTGCTCCAGCGAGCTGATGCCGTCACCTGCGACAGTCACCTTGCCGGCCTCGTTGTCATAATCGAATTCAAACCGGGTCTTGAGCAGGTCGCGCAAGTCCTCGTTCTTCTGTCCGCCTGCGCCGAGCTTAGTGACCAGATCGTTAACGGCGTTGCCGACTTTTTCGCCACGAATCTGCTTGATTAGCTTCTGGCTTTCCAGGCGCTCACTTTCCAGGCGCTCTTCCATCAGCCGTTCCAGCTTCTCGTAGTCACCATCACGCTTGGCCTTTTCCTCCTCGGCCTTGCGTTTCTCGTCATCTACGGCCTTCAGCTTGTCAGCCAGCTCCTTTTTTTCGTCCTTCAGGTTCTGGTTGGTCACCTTTAGGGCCGTCACCTCATCAGCCACCGCGTCTTGCAGCTCTTTCTCGGTGTAGACCTTGATGGTTTTGCCGTCTTTCTCGACCTCGAATGGCATCATCGTCTCCTGAGTTGATGCTTTGCAGCTACCTGCTGCTTGGTGCTCGGCACCTGCCAAGCGGACATTAAAAAACCCGCCGAAGCGGGTTGTGTTATGCGGCGAGCGCCAAACCCTCTCGGGCTCTCAGCTCGTCCAGCGTCAATGTACGCCCCAGGTCATCGGTGAAGCGCTCAATGCTCACTTTGCCGGAGCGGAACAGTGCGGCCCGTTTCGGGCCCAGCACGTCATCCTGAAATTCTTTGCTTTGCTGCCGGAGCCAGCCGCCGTAAGTGGTGCGATTGTCCACCGGGCCAAACTTGCTGGCCCGTTCGCCCAGCGCCTGGATGCGGTATTGCTCTTTGACCACCGGCACCATGATTGAGCGGCAGCCAAAGTGGGCCGGCGGCCTTGGACCCCGACCCAGCGGGTAAACCTCACGATCCCGGCCGGCGCAGATCAGCGTAGTGCGCCCATCCAGGGTGCTTATCCAGCGCTCACCCTCCAGAATATCGGCGTTGGCCTGATAAACCGTGTTCCGAGCAATGCTGCCGATGTGGTTGGTGGCTGTCCTGACAAGGCTCTCTGCCTGCTGCCGGCTTCTGGTGGTGACCAGCTCAGAGACGCCGCGCGCCATCTGCTGCTGGGTCTTGCCTTCCAGAATGCCCGCCTGCACCACTCTCAGCGCATCGCGGCCCACACCCTGTGCGAATTCATCAAAGGCCTGCCGAAGCGTGAGCCGTTTGATGTTGTCGCCCGACACCAGGGTCATCAGGCTGCGAGTGGTTACTGCCCGGAGTTGATCCGGGCTGATGGTCGGGGCCAGGTCCACCGCGACAGCAGCACCAAGCACCTTGTTGGCGAAATCCACCTCATGCTGGGCGAACTCGTCAATCTCCAGCAGGCCTTGAATGTCCGCCGTGGCTGTCGCAATCAGGGTGCGAATATCGCTTTTCATGCCAGCCGCACGGCCTGCCTGAAACTCTGTCAGCCTGCCGCCCTCGATGCGGTCCCGAAGATCGCGGGCAAGCTGGCGCAGAATTGGCAGAGCCCGCTTTACCGCAGACCCGCCGTAGCGCTGGATGAATATCTGGTGCCTGACCAGCGCCTCAATGATGCCGTGGGAGGTCATAGCACAGTGCCGCCGGCCTGCACCTCGTCGTCAATTTCTTCATCGGTGCGGTCAGGCGCGATCCCGCCGGTCTTGCGGCGCCAGTCGCGGTAGTCCTTCTTGGCGATCAGGCCCCGGTCCAACTCCATAATGCGGGCGGTGACCATCTGCGGGTCAGCATCCTGCTCGTAGAACTCTTGGTTCAGCTTGAAGATGATTTGCTCGTGCAGGTCCGCCGTGGACATGAACATGGCCGCCCACTCAAGGCAGTTTTCCAGGCCGTCGCTGACGTTGTGTGCCAGACTGGACAGGTTGGCATTCTCGGCACCAGAGCGAGCCCGCACAGCTTCTGCTGTCTCATTCTGTCCGCTCTGCTCAATGAGGCGCGCACCGATGGCCAGCATCTGCGCCTCTTTCTTCGTCATCAGCTCGCCGGGCAGCGCGTTGGGCTCAGCCTGTACCAACTCCAACTTGCCGCCGCGAGTCTGGACGCCAGCCCGAGAACCCCACCGCAGGCCATTGGGGTTCAGCTCTTTCCAGTCCTGCGTACTGGTGGTCTCGCCAATATCCACATGCGGCATTGGCTGGCCGACTGTGAACGCGCTTTCCTCCAGATCCGCGCTGTTGCGATAGTGGCCGATGTTTAGGTCGGCAATATCCAGCAGCAACGGCTTATCCGGGTTCTCGTCGTTATTGACGGTGCCCAGGAACTGGAACGGGATAAAGGGCCACGCGCCACCGTTGGCCATGCGCGGGTAGGTATCCGCCACCACCTCATCACCACGGAAAACGCGCTGCCGGTAACCGGTCGCATCCAGAGAGAGAACGCGGTATTGCTGCTTGCTCTCAACGGTGAATTCGTCAATCTCTTCTTCGTAGGTCTCGGACAACACCACCAGTGCCAGGTCTTCACCAACACGGCGCCAGTTGACGATGCTCTCATCGACGTAATGGCGAAGCGTTGCCCGTAGGCCCTGGGTCTGTTCCCGGGTCAGTCCGTCTTCCGCCTCTGGGTAATCCACGAGCACGCCGTGACGCCCATCCTGCATGGTGTCGCTGGTGGAGCGGCGGGCGAACTGGGCCAGGCTCATGCCGGAACCGTCCGCGTCATCAAGCATGTACTGAATGACTGTCGGCAGCTCAACGGTCGGGGCCTTGCGGAATACCGCGCCCAGCATGCCGTCATGTGTGCGCGAGGTAACGCCAAGCCACTGAGCCCGGCCCTTGTAGTCCCTGTAGCGGTCCGGATCGTCTTTGTCCGGATTTGGCAAATACTCCGTGCCACGCGCCTTGATCGCATCAGAGCCCGCAACCGCATCGCGCACCCGTCGCGCTTTCTTCTGATGCGCGGCGTAGGCTTTATGTTGTGCGTTTACGGGCATGATTCCTCACTGGAACTTGATGGGGCCGATGCTGGCCGGCTTAATCACTGGGTATTCGTAGTGGATGAAATAACCGCCACCATCCGGCAGATGGTCAAGCCCCTGCGTTTTGTCCGGTTCGCCGTTCTTGTCGTATGCCTGCTGCTCCAGACACTTTACATACGATGGGCAGCGGTCCACGTTGATCTTGTAACCGGTCTCAAAGGCCGCGTTCATCGCGTTAATGCGGTCCTTCACCGGCGGGTTCTTCTTCGGCGCGTGCACGCTGAAACCGGCATCACGCAGAATGGCTATGTCGGTCTTGCTGGCGTTAACGCTCTTTCTGCTATCACCGGACGCATCCGGATAGACGTGGATGGCATGGCCTGGGTAGCGCTGCTGCAGCAAGCGGGCCATGTCTGGCGTGTCGTAGGCCTTGGTGATCTCAGCCACCGCAACCGGCTTCCCTTCCCGCTTCACATGGATAACGGCAGCCATGTTGCCCACGTTGAAGTCCATACCAACGAACAGCGGTTCGCCTGGCTGCTCTGTCTCGTGCGTGTTGCACTTGTGCCGGTCATACTGGATGTAGACCGTGCCGCTCGTCAGGTTGACGAACAGGCCCTCAATGTAGGCGTCCAGCAGGTTGCTTGGGTAAATGTCCCGCAGGCTATCTATGTAGCCTTCAGGCAAATGCGGGTTGCTGTAGCTGGGCGCCCTGATGATTTCGTACCCGGGCGGCTTCTGCTCTTCCCATGTCTCGTAGACGAACCGGAATCCTTCAGGTGTGGTTGCCACACCTACGGTGTTCTTCGATCCGTCCAGCTTCTTCTGCCGATTCCGTGACAGGATCCGGCGCCACACCTCGGCTGCATCATCCCGTTTCAGGGTGTCCAGCTCGTCCACATCCGAATCACCGACCTCAAAGCCGATAATCCGCTGGGGGGTGTCCATGCTCCGAAAGATGATTCGGCCATGACCTTCAATGTCCAGCACGTTATGCGGGTGCTTCGTCAGCCGGTACGGAACGCCAAGACCGGAAAGCATTTCCTCGAACCTGGGCCAGGCGATCATCCGAATCAGGTCATAGGTGGGCTCGTAGAAAGCCCGGTCGTTATTCGGATAGGCCAGCTTCCCCAGCAGGGAGCGAACAATCAGCGCTTCCGTCTTGCCAGCACCAAACCCGGCCACAATCGCCGGATACTGCGCCTCGCTGAATATGAACTGGTCCTGTGGGACCGTTGGGTTAATTTCCACCGGGGCGATTTACCACAACCGTGACACCCTGGGCAGGCATCTGAATTTGGTCTTTGAAGGCCTGAACATCAATGTGCTTGCCGATCAGCTCCAGGCGCTTTGTGCGGTCTGAAAGCTTCACCTTCACCACAACGCCATCCGGCTCTTTCTCTCCATCGATGTAAGTCCAGCGCTGCTCTACCTCAACTCCGGCCACCAGCCCCTGGCGCCAAATCTTCGGCCACTGGTGTATGGGCTTTAATCCGCCCTCATCGTTATACAGATCAGCCAAGTCCGCCTCTGCCTCGTCTGCCAAACGTTTGAGCAGCCAATCTGCATCCACTTGCGTGCGCTCTGAACGGGATTTCTTGGCCTTTGCAATAGCTTGCGCAATCTGAGGTTTTCTAAGGTTCTCGGCGCCCATGGCTGCGGCTGTTTTTTTGCTGTAGCCGGCGCGTATTGCTGCCTGAGTGGCGTTAAGGTCCACCAGATACTCTTCAACAAAAGCCTTCTGCTTGCCGTTCAGTTTTGGATTCAGCACCGCTGATTCCTCCATACCGTCCCCGCCGGCTCACTTCGTTCACCGCCCGATTACTTTTTCACTGTTGCCGACTGGGGTGTCTTCTCCACCACAACGGCGTCAAATTTGGGCACCAGCCCCACAGCAGCTATCACCAAGGTGAGGACGGCAAACAGGACGGTCAGCACCTTGGCCATGCCCTTCACATACGATGTGAGGCTGGTTACCGCGTCCCGGGTGGCCTTGGCGTCCTGAGCTACGTCGAGAAGGTGCGCCACGCTACCCTCCAAGGTTCCGACCCGATGCGGCAGCTTCTCCACTTCAAGCTGCTTCAGGCGGTGGTCATGCAGGCTCTGGCCGCGCTCCAGCTCATTCACCCTGAGAGGGATACTGTCCATTTCGCTGTTTGCCTCATGTGTCATCCCGGAAACTTCTCCAACACTGCCGGGCCACGTAGGCCAGACCAAGCCAACAAAAAAGAATGATGATTATTGCCAGGACGGCTGCATGGGCCGTGTCCTGTGCGTATTTACTCAGCCGCCCGGATCGCATCGACAAGTCCGTTATGGCGGGTTGCGCAGTCGTGGTACTGGCTCGCCCACTGCTTCATGGTGGTCAGCACGGTACCGGCCTCCCCGTCACTGAGGGTCGGCAGCGTCTTCGGGCACGTCGCCATCAGGTTCTGCTGGTAGCTGGGAAGTGTCGTTGAGGGCCGCAGCATTGAGCAGCCCGACACCAGCGCCAGGCAGGCACACGTTGCGATACACCGGCTTAATGACTTCACGGGTCACCCCACGGTCGATAACGGTTTGGTTGGCCTTCAGCCCGGACAGCTTCTCTTCGACCACCCGGGCCACGTCGCTGTGACTCTCCAGGGCCTCATCAATGGCAGCGCGGGTTACCCGCTCCCTGAGCAGGTCCAGATTTCCCTCGTACCAGCCGCGGATGGTCCAGCCCCCGAACAACAGGGCCACCACTGCAACAAGGCCAACAATGATCCGTATCTGGCTCATTTCTGCTCCCGGCGCCACTTCCAGATGCCAACGCCGATGGCCGGCAGGCCGAATACCGTGGCCAGCGCCGCGGCGGTACCCGTGGGCACGTCCGGCGGGTTGTCACCGAATACGCGGATGGTCACCCAGGTGGTGAGAGTGATGGCCCAGATAATGACCATGGTGCTCATCAAGGCGTTTTCAGTGATGAAGCGGTACAGGCGGGCCATCAGTAGCTCCACACCCAAGGCCGGGGCCGCCCCGGCTCGTGCTTCAGGTCATCCAGGTGGATGAATCTCCCGTCGCCCTTCTGGTTGACGCCGATACCGGTGAAGCCGTGCTTCAGAGCCAGCTCAATCAGCTTCAGGGCGTCACCGCCCTGCACAGCAATGTCTGCGGCTCTTCCACTGGCATGGGCACCCGGGGAGGCTTTACGGGCCTCAATGGGGTGCGTCGGGTGCCGGTAACCGCTTGTCACGGTCATAGGCTTGCCGTATTCGGTGCGCAGGGCTTGCAGCTTTTCCATAAAGCCCGGCTTCATGCCGTTCTTGCCGGTGTGGGAGCACGCGAATTCATGCGGCTGGAAGTTGGCGAATCTGTCCCAGTCCATTGCATGCTCCGATATTGGTAGCAGAGGCCGGATTTGCACCGGCGACCTCCAGGGTATGAACCTGGCGAGCTACTGGCTGCTCTACTCTGCGTCAAAAAAAACCCCGGGCGGCCGGGCTACTCCCAACCCATCGGGACAGAAAAAGAAAAACCCGCTCAAGGCGGGTTTGGGGGATGCTGGCCAATGGGTTCGGGGGAAGGGTCGGCCAACGAAATCAAATTGTTTCGGTCACCTCTGGCAACCATAGCTGTTTTGTACCACTGGACTGCCGGGCAGTCAACAAATTGCCAGCGTTATTTTGACAGTGAACATATGGGCAGTTACGCGGCCATGGCCAGCATGGCGGCCACCATGTTGATACCGATCTCCAAGCGCTTCACCGCGGTATCGCGATTCACCCGCAGGCGCTTGGCCAATACGGATTTACTGATTGCCCGGTAATCATCCCCATCGGGGAAGGCGTAGTAGTGGCGCAGAGCCTGATAGGCTTCCGGGTTGTTATCCCGAACGTGCCGGATCACATGGGCGTCGAACGCCTCGCAGTCGTTATCCTCCCAGGCTCTCACGGGCCGCTCGTCGTTCTCCACAATTGTGCCGACCAGGCGGTCTACCATCGGCCCCATCCAGCTGATAGCCCCCTTCGGCCCCGGGGTGGCCGTCCGGCACCAGATGCCCCACTGCTCCAGTGCAAACTCAGCTTGTGCGTGTACCAGTGCCATCTGCCCTCCCCTTCGCCGCTTCCAGTAATCGTTTGATAACGTCGATTGCCGTTCCGTTGGTGACCATTTCTGTGCTGCACCGGTAAACCACCCAGCCCAGCAGCTGCGCTTCGCCGTACTTCTCCAGATCCGCCTGAAATCCGCTTCCCCGGTTGTGGCGGCCACCCGTCCAGATGCCGCCCTCGACTTCCACCGCGAACAGTAATTCCGGCCAGGCAAAATCAAAACGCCAGCGACGGGTCGGGTGGAACCGGTGTTCGCGCACCCAGCCCTCCACCTTGTCCGCCCTCAGATGCAAGGCCAGCGCTTCTTCGCCTTTGCTCTTCTTCATCGGTAAATGCTCCCCGGCTGACTCGGCTCGTTGCTGCCGGTGCAATCCAGCCCGTGATCACTTGCCTTCGGGCAGCGCTTATTGCCGCATTCCGGGCAAAGAATCATTCTTGCGCCCACCAAGATCAGGCCCAATGGATTGCGCTGGCGTCTTTCGTTCGTGCATCGGTAACACTGGCATTCATTCACTTGGCAGATACCCCATGTCAGCGAGAATCATGGTTTTGACGGTTTCAACAAGCGCCAGCGCCTCCGACATCTTCAGGCCTGCATTCCGGTAGCCAACCAGATACTGATCATCATCGTTGAGCAGAATCAGAAAGCCCTTCTTGAAATGGCTCGTCTCCGTCTCAGCGCTGTTTAACAGCATGGACTCAAGCGTGATTCGTGAAGCATCGCCGGCAGCCATCCCGATTCCTGTCACCTTCGCCATAATCGCCACCTACCTGTGATAATTTTCGATAGCCGCCAAAGCATCCGCAGGCACCGGCAACCAGCCATGTTGCCGCCGGTAGTGCGCCACATGTCCCGCGAAGATGGCCTTTTCCAGCTCTTTACGGGTCATGTCCCGGGCCTCGCCGTAATAATCCAGGATGAACTGCGCGGTGTTTTTATCGATTGCCGCCTCGTGCCGGTGGTGACGCGGGCACAGCGGGATTACAAAATCGTTCCCGATGTGGATCTTGTTGTGCCTGGCAGTGCTGCCGACGCAGTGATGAATCTCTGCCGGCGCGCCACAGCAGGAACAGCCATGCTCTACAAGCCAGTCCCACCAGTGCTTCTGGTGAACTGTTGGTGCTTTGCCGCCTTTCATCGCGTCACCATTGAGAATTTCAATTCACACGTCGCAGCGTCATAGCCCGCGCTGTAGCCAACGGACCCTGCAATCAGCAAAGCGAACACAAAAACAAACACCGCAAGCCAGGTCATGCTTGGCCCGTTGATGAATTCGCGCATACGGCTTTCTCGCTCCAGCCGCTCAACCTTCTCTCGTTCGGCGGTCAACAGCTCTTCAAGATCCTCTCTCATCCTTCCACCCTCGAAAGTTCGTTGGGTTCCACCTCAGCCTGCGGCCAGTGGAACCGGGCAAACTTCAAAGCCTCGGCGCGGTCTATCGCTTCGCCTACCATGTAGGCCAGACGCTTGCCGTGTCGGGTTACTAGCCAGCAGCGGTACATCAGTTCCACCGGAAGCGCTTGCCACAAATCACCACTCCAACCCATTTAAAATTGGATACTCGCGGCACCCTATTAAGCTCGGCGCCAGGCTTATCCTTGTGGAATTGCTCGGCCAGGGAAGTTTTAACCTCTTGCCAGTTTCGAGTAATTCCTCCTGAAACCAGGATTTCAGCGTTCGCCTGCACAGACTGAGAGCCCCGTGTAAAGCCATCCCAAGCCAAGAAATAAATACGCAACATCACACCACCCCCAGCGCAGCCAACTGCAGGACGATTGCCAGACCGCCAAGGGTGGCGCATACCCAGTCACGCACCTCAAGGGCCAGCAGGGTGCCGAACACCGTTGCCACAAGGACAAGAATTGCCATGGTCATTGTTCATTCCCCTTTTCAAGGGTCCGGCAGATGCAGTAAGCCGAGACATAAATTGCGTAATCCAAATTCAAATTCGGAGCGTCTTCGCCATACGAGGCCACGAAAACGATGCCGACCATAATCAGCAGCAAGGTTGATAGCCTCATTGGTTTGCCTCACGGTATTCGGCGTAGACGGCCTGGGCCTTCTCGCTCCAGTGGATGCCGCTTTCTGAGCCGTAGCTGTAGATCAGCTCGATCAGCTCCGAAAATTCCGCCTTGCGCATCTTGCTGGTGCTGTGGCCGAGCATGACCACGCCGCCATCGATACCCATGGCAATTCGGCTTTCACGCTTCAGTGCTGCGGTAAATACGTCCTTCCACTCCTCACGGGTGGCCAGACACTTCTCGCCGTTGATCAGCAGAGTGCACTGGCAGGCCACGTCATCCAGCAGGCACCAAAGCTTTGCGTTCTGATCCAGTGACCGCTTGGGTTCACGCAGGGCCATCTCCAGCGCCTGACGCCCTTTGCGGAATTGCTCGGCCAGCAGGGCTTCAGCGTGATCCAGGGCGCGCTTGAAGTTGTCCTCGCGCAGCCGGTAAACCTTCTCTCTGCTCATCGACGCCCCCGAATAAGCGCGGCGATGATGTTTGCAGCCCGCAACGCCTCCTCGTGACTTTTCGTGAAGCGCCGACCAGGCAACACCCAACCCTTGTGCTTGTCGTCATAACAAACGGTTGCGTCACGAACGATGATGTTCTTCTCTCTGGGTTTGCGAATGTGTGTATTCATACCGCCTCCATCGCTTTCAGTGCCGCTTCATCGCAGCGCCGCTGGTGATCTTTCAGGCCCTCCCAGCTCCACTGGTGACCGCTGGTGCATTCGGTATGAATCGGGCACCTCGCACAGCCTTTGCCCTGCTCGTAGCGGCTATCGCAAAGCTGGTAGCGTGGTGCCTTCGGTTCGCGAGGAATGAAGTTGGCCTGCTCTGCGGGGAACATTGGTATCTGGCTCATGCCGCACCTCCCAGCGCCACCAGAACGGGAGTGGGCACCGGCATGGCGTCCCGAATGCAGCTCTCCAGAACAATTCTTTCCTCGTCATCGATCAGACCGTGCGCAAACGCATCACTGACAATCAGCTCAAGGCGGCTGGAATTCTTTCGGGCCGGCGAATTCGGATTGCCCCGCTGCTCCCACAGCAGAACGAGAGACCGGGGCAGCGAGTACAGCAGGTTCTCAACATGGGAAATGTCGGGGTGCGGCCCTGAGCAGAGCGGCACTACAGGCGCAGAGAAATCGAATAGGCTTTGCTGAATCATCACGCCGCCCTCCCCGCTTTCCGCGCCATGGCCGCCCGTTGGTCGCCGCTCAGGCGGTACTCAATGTTCAGGGTGGCCGTTACCGGGCAGATGCAGCGCCGTACCCGGGTGATGTGCTTCAGCTCTTCCAGTTCGCGCAGCCGGCGGCACAGGGTCTGAACCATCAGGCCGGTGTCGCGGGCAATGAGATTGCGGGTCGCGCCAAACGGGGACAGGTACAGGTACTGCCGGATGCGTTCGCGCTGGGTTGCTGCGTTGTGTTTCATTGCGCCAACTCCACTCTGCATGTAATTGAAACACCGCTTCCGAATTCGAAGCGGCCATCTTCTTTGCAGCTCACAAAGACATCCGCCTTTGTAAATTTTTCGCCAATGTCCATAAGGGCCACCGGCACGAAGAAGCTGGCCAGCGCAATAGATAAGAAAAAGGCAAAGTCCCTCATACCGCCTCCCGTGCCACGTTGAGCACTCGCTGATTGGCGCCTGACCAGCACGTCCGAACATTGCCGGTCGGGCCGTGCCGGTTCTTCTCGATAAGCACTTCCAGAATTCCTTTGTCCTGGCTGTCCGGGTTGTAAACTTCATCCCGGTACAGGCACATGATCTGGTCGGCTTCCTTCTCGATTTCGGAGCTGTCGGACATGTCGCCCATGCCGGGGCGCTTGTTGCTGCGCTTGTCCACGTCGCGGCTCACCTGAGCCAGCGCCACCACCGGAATATCCAGTTCTCTGGCCAGCTCTTTCATCTGGCGCACCACCTCGCCCACCTGCTCGTGGCGTTTGGCTCTCGGGTCTGTGGACTTGATTCGCTGGATGTAATCGACGTACAGGGCGCGGATGCCGTGCATGTGCTTCCACTTCCGGGCTTGGCGCACCACTTCCATGATGGAAATGCCCGACCGGTCGTTGATCTGGATTCCCACATCGGTGTACCGGGAAATGGTCTTGGGCAGCACGTCCCACTCAATCGCCGTCAGTTGCCCGGCGCGCAGCTTGCCAAGGCCGACACCCGAACCGATGGCCAGGGTTCGCATACCCACCTGCTCGTGGGGCTGCTCGCTGCTGATAATCCCGACCGGATGCCCAGCGTTCAGTGCCAGATTCAGCAGGAATGCGGTTTTGCCCATGGCAGGCCGGCCACCCACGACGATCAGGTCAGACGGGTGCAGGCCGCCCAGGTTGTGGTCCAGATCCGCCAGCCCGGTGGGGATGGTGTTCACCTCGCCTTTGCGGGCCTGCTCCATCAGGTCCACGGCGGCGCGCAGCGATTCCTTCATCGTGTATTCATAGTTTTTCGCCGTGGCGGTCACTTCCATCAGGGCGCCCATCAGCGTGTCGATGGCCTCCATGCCCTTGCTGGGGATTTCCTGCAAGGCTTGCTGGCAGGCCTGCGTGGCGGCGAGCTTCTGGCGGACCTTGCGCAGCTCCTTGGCGTAGGCGCCCACCCCGGCAGCGCTGGGAGTGTTCCGAAGACGCTCCGACAGGTACTTCGTCCAGTCGCGCCCCCCGGTGTTCTCCTTGAGCCAGGAACAAACCGTCATCAGCTCAACCGGTCCGGCCATGTCCACGTTCTGGATGGCTTGCCAGACGGTCTTGGCGTTCGGGGTAACGAAATCCCCCACGGTCAGATCCAGGCTGGACAGAACGGAGTTGTTCAGCAGCACAGCGCCGATGATGGCGTCTTCCGCTTGCATCGCTTGATCAATCAAGGGTCAGCTCCCGTGGCCGTGCCGGGCCGCCCGTTGGTTGCTGTCCCCGTGGTGCGAAATCAGGAGACTTTCCGAGCCATGTGCGGAACGCTGCCTGCCAGTCAGCTTGGCGCCGGTCGTTGGCCAGGGCATGGTCGATAAACTTCGGCAATTCGTTATTCAGCGAAACACCCAACTCCAACGCCTTGGCTTTGCAGGACTCATTAGGAGTGAAGTCATCAGGGATTGGGGTTGCAGGTTTCTTGCGGGATTGCCTGCCGGTTTTTTCGCTATCTCCGGCAGCGCCGGAATATACTTCCTGCTCCTGTTCCTGCTCCTGTTCCTGATAAGGCATACCCTTCGCGAAGGCTTCCGGTAAGGCTTTCGCAAAGCCTTCCCCTTTGCCTTCCGTAAAGGCTTTCGCTCTAGCAATCACGCGGCTTTTAAGCTCGCACTCAGGCAGAAGATCAAGCGCACCACCCCATGCTTTGACCACGTTCGGAGACTCAGGCGGGTTGTACTTGATGAACCTTGGAAGGGCGATCAAACAAGCCTTCTGGTCATGCTCTGCCATACCCTTGGACAAGGCTTCCCGGAAGGCTTCCCGGAAGGCTTCCGGCTCCCACCCCATTTCTTCAGCCAGTCCGGCAACCGTTGCTCGCATGGCGCCCAAGGCGGTCATGTTTGGGTGGGTGAGCAGCATGAAAAACACCAGCTTGGCGTTGTCGCTCAGGTCACGGAACTTGGCATCGTTCCAGATGCGCGGGTCCACTTTGCGATAACGAGCCATTACTTCAGCCCCTCTTTGATGTGCTTGCCCCAGCAGTTTCTGGTCCGGGTGCAAGGCTTTTCCGCCATGCGCTTTGCGGCTTGTTTGGCCAGCCGCTTGTGTCTCTGGCTTTTCTTTTCGTGTTTTGGCATCATCATCTCCGGAAGACCTGATGCCCCGGTTTCGCCTGACCAGCGCCGGGGCATTTTCTTTATCGGCTGGCCCTGCTCTCGGCCAGCTTGTCCTGCAATGCCTGAATCTGGCGCTCAATCTCAGCCGGATTAACCTTCGCCAAGAACTTCTCCACCAGATACAGAACCGGCTTCGTGTCGCCGGTCACGTCCATGTATGTCTCCAGATCGTCCAGGGTGAAACGGCGGGAATCGTCGGGGTTCTGTGCCAGCTTTCGGCTCAGGTCGGACGGGCTGTAATCCATATCAGCCGCGATTGCCTTCTGTGGCTTTCCCTGCTGGTGAACACGGGCGGCCACATACTCCCGGCAGGTGCCGTAGCACTCAGCCAGTCCGCGCTCGAAATTCAGGGCTATCTGTCCGGTTTCCACTTTCTGGTTCCCCTACTTTCCTGTTGTTTCCCCTACGAATCGGGGGCAAATAAAAAGCGCCGGGTTATGCGGCGCTGTGCTGCTTGGCGGCTTTGAGGCGCCCTTTTGAGATCACCTGAATCTGGAATTGGCGACCTTCCGGCACGCGATCCTCCGGCCATTCACGGACGGATTGATAGCGGATGCCCAGGGCGTCTGCGGTTTGCTGGATGCCGCCGAAGAACTCGACAACTTCAGATTTCTTCATTGGTGGTCTCCTTAACTTTGTGCCGCTATTAAGGCATACCTGAACTTAAAAGGTCAAGCATTATGCAGGCATACCTTTCAGGACCACCTGTAAAGTCTGGCTCTATGAATGAACACGCTGAAAGAGTCAGGCAGCTTCTCGTTGCCAGAGGGGTGAAGGATCGGAGCATGAAGCCGGAGCTTGCCCGTGTCTGCGATATTTCCTATCAGTCGGTCCAGGGCTGGTTTGATGGCAGCACAAAAAGCATCACCGCCAAAAACCTGGCCAAAATTGCCAAGCACTGGAATGCGGATCTCGCTTGGCTAACCACCGGTCGGGGCGAAATGGATGCGCTATCTGGCGTCTTTGAAGAGGGGCCGACTTACCGAATAAGAACTGGGGTGCAGGGAGTGCCAGTAGTAGGCAGGGCAGAGCTGGGATCAGAGGGCTTCTGGAATGAGACAGAGCACCCCGTTGGCAATGGTGACGGGTTCATTGATTGGCCAACCACCGACCCGAACGCCTATGCTGTGGAGGCCAACGGGGACAGTATGGCGCCACGCATCAAACACAGGGAGTTCATCATTGTGGAGCCCAACGCAGAGATTATGCCGGGCGACGAAGTGCTGGTGAAGACCTGGGAAGAGCCGCCCAGATGCATGGTGAAGGTATTTCAGTACACCCGCGACGGCAGGCACCATCTAGCCAACATCAACACAGAATATGAAGACTTCAGGCTGGACGAAGACAAGGTGGCAAAGATGCACTTTGTTGCCGGTATCGCAAAACGCAAGATGCACCGCCACGAATAATGGGAAATACACCCAAGGAGGGAACATGAAGAAAATCCTTTTTTGCATATCCATAATGCTATCTGCCACAGCAACAGCGAACCCAAATGCCTACGACAAAACAACCGATTACAAGAAAATCGGCTGGATGGATAAGGGCATGGAGCAGGTGAAAGCCAAACTCAAAGATCCTGAATCGGCTCAGTTTTCTGGCGTATACTTCCATAGGGGAGCGGATGGCGTGCCCATGACCTGCGGGAAAGTTAATGCCAAAAACAGTTTTGGCGGTTATACCGGCTCCGAGCGATTCTTCTCTGCGGGAAAACCACATTTGACCTTTCTTGAGTCGCAGGTTGATGGCTTTCCTGGCCTTTGGTCCAAGTTCTGCCAATAATCGCACCCCTCTTCTATCTGGCCCGCCACTGAGCGGGCCTTTTTACATCCCCCCTGCCCTCCTCTTTCGCTGAACCAGCATAAATCATATCGGTCATTTTGGGCCTATTTTAAGTTTTACCTTAAAATAAGTTAAGGCACCCCTTTACTCCATAATTCAGGTATGCCTTAATAGTTCCACGCTAACCGAACAGCCCGGAGCCAGACATGAACTCAGCCCTCAGAAATCAGCAAGCCATGACCAACGCGCAAGCGGCCTATGACAACGCCCTGCCGGTGGACGATCTGGATTTCCTGGACGACGACAAAACCGACTTCGACCGGGAAGAGGAAGAGGCGCTGGCAGAAACCGGAGCTGGCCGGGTCATCGAACCGGAAAAGCTGTGGGCAGCCCTTCGCCGCAAGCCTGAATTCCGGTCCGTTCTGGACACCGTAATCAACGAATTGATGGACGACGAGCGTTACCAGCAGGCCCGCGACGAGCGCATGAAGCTGGACGCAGAACAACGGATGGAGCCGTAAGCCATGAGCGAATCAAAACGCATTGAGATTCTGAGCGAGCAGGCGGTCATTGACGCCAAATCGCTCAGCCACGAATGGGTCAGCGTAAGAGCGGCAGAAGTGGTGCGCTTCACCTGGCATGGCAAGTGGGAAATGGCGCAAATCGAGTGGGGCGCGCTGAGTCTGACCTGTCTGACCATCAACCGGGCGCTGGCTCTGATTGATGCGGTCATTGCGCACAAGTTGGGCGTCTCTCGGATTGCTCCGCCGCCCCAGATCATCTACCCGCAAGCACCCCGGAGCGCCGCATGAGATACGGAAACATTGTTCTCGGTTCCGCCGTCGCGATGGCTCTACTCGCCATCCTTTGCATGGCCGGGGAAATGGACTACCAGGACGCCAAGCTGGAAGAACAGCACACCTGCGCCATGGTGCGCGATGGAATCTGGCCCGCTGAGCAGGCCGAAAACTACAACTGCGCCGATCCGGTGCAAGTGGCAGGAGTTGAGCATGAGTGAAGTTAATGGTGGCGGCCCAGCATTCCCGCACCCGCAAGGATGGAGAAAAGACGGCAGCGCCGTGGGAGAAGGCCTGTCGCTGCGCGACTACTTCGCCGCTAAGTGCGATGTGTCTTTTTACGCGCCCTCCGAGACCCTGGAGAGACAAATGGGGCGCAACCCAACAATTGGCGAGATGGCTGATTACATCGCCTCCATTCGTTACATAGAGGCCGACGCAATGCTGGCCCAAAGAGATACCGATACGACAGAGCGCTGATCTGTTGTTTTGCGGGGTCCGCCCCGCCTTTTATTCGAGCAAGGAGCAGAGCATGAACGCGATTGCACAGACCAACGGCTTCGCCTTGAAGCCAACCAGCATGCAGGAAGCCATGGCGTTTGCTGAGAAGATTTCCAGCAGCCAGATGGTGCCGAAGAACTATCAGGGTCGCCCCGATGACACGCTGGTGGCAATGATGATGGGCAGCGAGCTGGGGCTGAACCCGATCCAGGCATTGCAGAACATCGCCGTCATTAACGGGAAGCCGGCCATCTACGGTGATGCCCTTCTGGCCCTGGTTCAGAACCACCCGAAATTTGGTGGCCATGAAGAGAGCTTTGACGAAGGCACCATGACTGCCACCTGCACCGTCTGGCGCAAAGGTGACGAGAAAAAACACACCGTGACTTTCAGCCGCCAGGATGCCGAGCACGCAAAGCTGTGGGGCAAGCAAGGTCCGTGGCAGCAGTACCCCAAGCGGATGCTCATGTGGCGCGCTCGTGGCTATGCCCTGCGGGATAAATTCGCCGATGCCCTGGGTGGCCTGATTACCGTGGAAGAGGCCCGGGACATTCAGGAGGAGCGCGACATCACCCCGCGTGAAGCTGACAAGCCGCAGGCGCTGCCCCATTACCCGGCTGGTGACTTCGAGACCAATTTTCCCAAGTGGGCCGCGCTGATCCAGTCCGGCAAGCGCAGCGCACAGCAGATTATCGACATGGTGGCCAGCAAGGCGCCGCTGACTGAAGAGCAGGCCCAGCAGGTCCAGGCCGTAGAGCAAGGAGAATAACGATGCAGATTATCAACGTCACCCAAGGCAGCCCGGAATGGCAGGCCCTTCGCGCCAACCACAATACCGCCAGCGAAGCGCCGGCCATGATGGGTAAGAGCAAATACCAGTCCCGCTCTGCTCTGCTGGAGCAGAAAGCTACCGGCATGGTCGAGGAAATCACCCCGGCCCAGCAGGCCATCTTTGACCGTGGCCATGCTGCTGAGGCTGCCGCCCGACCGATTGCCGAGGAAATCATCGGTGACGAGCTGTTTCCGGCTACCGCTCTGGATGATGACGGTGTTCTGCTGGCCAGCTACGACGGCGTGACCATGTTGGAAGACGTGATCTGGGAGCACAAGCTGATTAACGACAAGCTGCGTGCCGCCACCGTGGACACCCTGGAAGAGCACTACAAGATCCAGATGGATCAGCAGCTGCTGGTGAGTGGTGCCGAGAAGTGCCTGTTCATGGCCAGCGATGGCACCAAGGAAGACTGCAACCACTTCTGGTACACCACAACCCCGGAGCGCCTGGCAGCCATCAAGGCAGGCTGGGAGCAATTCAACGCCGATCTGGCCGAGTACCAGCCACGCAAGCAAGAGCAGTCTGCCACCGCCACGGTGACCGAAGACCTGCCCGCCGTATCGGTTCAGGTGTCAGGCTCCCTGTCCATCGTGGACAACTTCGACCGGTTTGAGACTGAGCTGCGCCAGTTTGTTGAAGATCGCCTGATTCGCGACCCGAAGACCGATCAGGACTTTGCCGACCTGGACAACCAGGTCAAAGCGCTGAAAAAGGCCGAGGACGCGCTGGACGCAGCCGAAGCCCAGCTGCTGGCCCAGGTTGAAGCCGTGGACACCGCCAAGCGCCGCAAGGACATGCTGCACAAGCTGGCCCGCGATAACCGCCTGATGGCCGAGAAGCTGGTGAAGGAGCAGAAGAAGGCCATCAAGCTCCAGATTGCCCAGGACGCAAAGCAGGCGGTCGAAGACCACGGCGCCAAGGTGCAGGCCACTCTGGACGGCTACACGCTGCCCCGCGTGCCCACCGACTTCAACGAGGCCATGAAGGGCAAGCGCACGATCACCACTCTGCGCGATGCAGCCGACAACGAAGTGGCCCGGGCGAAGATCGCCATCAACGAAGCCGCCGACCTGATCCGGGCAAACGCCAAGATCATTGCCGACGCCGGCCACGAATTCCTGTTTGCCGACCGGCAGCAGCTGGCCCTGAAAGACAGTGAGCTGGTGAAGCTGGAAGTGGAAAGCCGCATCACCCGGCACAAACAGGAAGAAGAACGCCGCCTGGAAGCTGAGCGCCAGCGCATCGCCGCCGAGGAAAAGGCCAAGGCCGAGCGTGAGGCACAGCAGAAAGCCGACGCCGAGAAAGTCGCCCAGCAGGCCAAGGAGGCGCCGAAGCCTGAGCCGGTAGCAGAGCAGCCCGCACAGGTGAAAACCGAGCCTCGCGCCGAATACAAGGCGGCAACCACCGAGCCGGAGCGCCCCAGCGACCAGGATATTCTGCGCGCCATCGCCGCCGAATTTCAGGTGGACGTGCATACCGCTGCCGGCTGGGTGCTGGAAATGAATCAACAGGAACTGGAACGCGTCGCCTAATTCATGGCCCCAGCGGGCGGTGGGCAACACCCGCAGCCAGGGCGCCCGGCTCCTTGCCCCCTCTTAACCACGGAAGGCCGTGGGGATAGCCAAAGGCGCGAGGGGAGCGAATCTCATGGCGTGACCTGACCGACTGGCCCGGTCGATAAACGGGCGTTAATTCAAACAGTGGAGAAGATGATGGATACCGATAAGTTTTGGATTTCGCTCTGGAAGATCGGGGCACTGACCCTTTGCGTCATTGTGATCAGCGTCATGACTAGCTGTCAGATGACCAAAGAGAAGGTGGCGCGAATGGTTGAGGCGGGTGCCGGCCCAATGGAGGCTTCATGCTCTCTTTCGGAGAGCCAGCACATGTGCCACAGCATTATTGCGGCTGGAAAATAGGACGGCGGCGTGAACAACGGCACAGGAGAGCACCATGGATCTGGTTTTGATCTTCCTCCTCTGCCTCTGGTTTGGCTGGCCGCCGCCTACCGGTCAGCCATTTGAGAGCGCGGACCACCGGGCGGAACTGGTGGCAGCCATCAGCACAGAGGCAACCGCACTGGGTTGGACGGTGTATGGAGCGTAGGCAAGTGAACAAGCGATGCGGTGCGGCGCTGAAATACGGAGAAGCGCTCAAGAGTCCCGGAAATACGGCCCGGATTATGCGGGCGGAAGCTCTGAGTACAAACAGACATTATACCCGCTGCCGGGGATCGTGCGGGTCAATGGCCCTGAGCGATTTGTGCGAACAAACCGCAAGCCGGAGTGGCGACCGGCCACCGCATCCATTCAGACAACGGAGAGAGATACATGGCTAACGATTTGAACCTTTGCCTTTTCATTGGTCGCCTTGGCGCTGACCCGGAAACGCGCTTTGCGCCGAGTGGAACCGCTGTGACCAATATCCGCATTGCCGTTGGCAAAACGTGGAAGGACAAGAATGGGCAGACCCAGGAAGCCACCGAATGGGTGCCAGTGGTCATGTTTTCCCGCCTTGCTGAAGTGGCCGGCGAATACCTGAAGAAAGGCTCTCGGGTGCGGATCAATGGCGAGTTCAAGACGCGCAAGTGGGAGGGTCAGGACGGCCAGCCGCGCTACACCACCGAGATCGTGGCCAACGAAATGCAGATGCTGGACGGGCGCGGTGACGGGCAGCCATCACAGAATGGTGTCATGCAGGCCAGTCAAAGCTATCAGCAGAACCAGGCACCAGCTCAGGGTGGAGGGTTTGGCCCGTCTGCGCCAGCGGATGATTTCGACGATTCCATCCCATTCGCTCCACTGGACTGGAGGCTGACATGAACCTTAACCCAGACACCATCCAGCAGCTCCTGTGCCACCGCATACAGGGATTGGGAGCGCAGGACAGGACACAGCAGAGAGCCCAGCGCCTGGTGCTGGTGAAGGTCTGCAAAGGAAAGAAGGCGCTGCTAGCACTGAGAGAGACAACGGCCTTTGTGGCCAGGGAGACGGACAAGTGAACGCAATTGAGCTGATAGCAGCCCTGAAGGGCGCGGACGAAGAAACGGCCATGGAGCTGGTTGACCGGCTTCAGTGCGGAGAGATTGACTGCTCAGTATTGCCCACCGGTAAAGATAATGCAGTCCAGCAGGCCCAGATATGGGCGCAAGAAGCACGCACCCAGAAAGGGATCGTTGAGGAGATCGGCAAGCTGGTGGGCTGCGCCAACGACTGGGAAATGGTCGACGCCATCAAAGCCGCCCTTAGCGCCAGTGGTGGGGAGGCGCCGGTTGGCTGGATGTGGGAAGCATATGGGCAGCGCAATTTTACCGCCGGATGTCACCACAAGGAGGTGCTGGAATCTGATGGCGTGGTGATGACGCCCCTCTACACCCACCCCGTCCCGCCATCTGTTGCGGTGCCGGAGGGCTGGAAGCTGGTGCCGATTGAGCCGACAGCTCTAATGATGGATGCGGCTTGTCACGCCTACGGTGGTGACGATGATTGGCTGTTCCACAACGGCCATGACGTGATCCTCTGCCACCGCGCCATGGTGAATGCCGCCCCATCCCCCGACCATTCCGGTGACGCCAACAAAGTGGTGGATGATCTGCCGGGCATGTGGGACCAGTCAGACCTTTCTGGCGGTGAGACTGATGCCGACCATATTGCCGACGCTGGGAAGGTGTCTTTCGTGGATGGCCTTGGTGCGCAACGGATGACTGCTGAGGAATGTAAGGAAGGCATTGAGTACATCATTCACGGCGACAGCATTTATTGGCCGCTATCTGATGATGACGAACTGCGCTTAATACAGGCTGCGTGCGGCAACGGAGAATTTACTTATCCGCAAGCCACCCCCTCTGTGCCGGAGAACGATAATGGTGTCTCCAGTGCCTACGACAGCGGCTACCTAGATGCGATGCTCTACGCTCGCGTCTGCTGCGATCGATTGGACAACCCTGAAAACACTAAAGATTATCGAGATTGTGCAAGGTTTCTGGATTTGATTTTCAAGAGCGAAATTGATGAAGCCGCCCGCCTCCGCACCGCTGGCGACGAGGGGGAGGGGGTGGAGTGATGAGCGGCCTTAAATGCTACCTCGGCGGAACTCGTGACCCAGGTGCAGAATTCGACTTCGCCGCAGCCTGCTTTGCCAAAGACCAAAAACAAGCACGGCGACTGCTTTGGGCGCACGGCGATCTGCGCGAACACTGCGAGCATGAGTATTTCATGCTGAGAGTGATCAGAAAACCAGAATATGACGAGCATTGCTCAGAAGCGACTGATGGCTATCTGGTCAGTGATGACGCCACGTTAAGACAAATGGGCTGGGCTTGCGAAGGGGACAGATCGTGCGCCACTTGTGGCCTTCACGAGTTTGACGGGAAGTGGCCAGTTTGCCCGGACTGCTATCAGTGCTGCGAATGCGGCTGTGACTGTGACTGTGACCCCACCAGCGAGGAAGAGTGATGGATAAGCTGAAGCCGTGCCCGTGCTGCGGAAGCGAGCGGGTTGATACCCTGAAAGGAAACTGGATGGAGAGCGAAAAGCCATTCTGGAAGGTCTGGTGCAAGTCATGCCAATTGCGGACATGGTGCGAGCCAACCCGCAAAGGCGCTATCTCTGTCTGGAACACCCGCGCCACCGACACCGACCCCGCCCTCGCAGCGGCCGAGGCGGAACTGAAAGAGTGGCGCGACATGGGCGTCCGCGCGGTTACGGGCGGGCGAGGTTCTGGCCTTGAACTGCCTATGGCAAACGAGATTTGGCCGAACGAGTGGCGGCAAGATGTTGCTATGGTCGCCCACTTGATCCACAGCCATGAGACGAGGATTGCGGAGCTGGAGTCATATAACTTCGGGCTAGCTACTGAGTCCCACCAGCAGCAAGAGCGCATCGTCGCCCTTGAGAAGGTGCTGGAGCGCATCAAGGCGCGGTCCGACGCATATGTTGATGCTGATGCACCCATGAATCCTGATTCCAGCGTGCAAGTCATCTCGGACATTTGCGCCGCTGCCCTGCTCAAGGAGAAGGAGTGATGATGCGCACAGAGCCTGCATTGAGGTGATCCATGAAAGATAATCCGAATCTGGTGACCGAAGAAGAGCTGCTGGCCTGGACTCACTTCAAGACCCGGGCGCCGCTCGTTCGCTGGCTGGACCAGCAGGGCATCGAATACCACAGGGGCGCCGGCGGGCGGGTGTGCACCACCCTGCAGGCCCTGAATGCCCGTGGCAGCGCCAACGATGACGGCTTGGAGTTTGCCTGATGGGTCGTGGTCGCAGCACAAGGCGGGACAACAGCCTGCCAGAGTACGTTTACCGGGTCGCAAGCAAGAACCGGGTTATCTGGCGTGAGTACGCAGGCAAAGGCCAGTTCTCAGGCCAGATAACACTGGTTTCACCCAATGGCCGTCCCCTGCCCCATGACGCGCCGCACAGGGACATTCTGGCTGCCTACCAGCGGCAGGTGGCCACCGGCGGCAAGCGCACCCTTGGAAACCTGCTCAGGGACTACATGTCGGCGCCCAGGGTGGCGCCTATCAAGCCGAAGACCCGGGCGGAATACCTGAAGTACGCGGATGCCATTGCCGCCAAGCCAATGCGCAACGGATCCCGCTTCGGGGATGTGGCTCTGGAGAAGATTTCCGCCGGCGTGATCGCCAAGTACCGGGACAGCCTGGCAGACAAGCCCACCACGGCAAACAGGCATCTGCAGTTTCTCTCTGTGGCGTTCGGCTGGGCCATCGAGCAGGAACTGATGGCATCCAACCCGTGCCAGGGTGTGCGCCGGTACCGGCTGGAGGCCCGGACCCGCTATGTGGAGGACCGGGAATTTGACCTGGTGCAGGGGCTGGCGCCGGACTATGTGGCCGTGATGATGGAGTTGGCCTTTCTGATGCGGGCCCGGAAAGGGGAAATTCTGGCACTACGCCGGGAGCATGTGACCGACCGGGGCATTTTCCTTGAGCGCAGCAAGAACAGCGAATCAGAGGTGACCTTGTGGACGCCGCGGCTCCGGGACGCCTACAAGGCGGCCACGGCCATCAACCGGGGCGTTATCAGCCCGTGGCTGCTACACGGCAAGGATGGCGACGCTATCAAGCCGGAGGCCTTCTCCACTGCCTGGCAGCGGCTCATGGCCAAGGCACTGGCAAACGGCCTGAAAGAGCGGTTCACGTTCCACGATCTGAAGGCCAAGGGCCTGACGGATGATTCGGAGCATTGGGCGGGGCATAAATCGGAGAGGATGCGGCAGGTTTACCACCGACTGGCCCGGGAGAAGCAGGCAACCCGGTAG